ATATATATTCCTATTATCATTTGTCCCTTTACGCCACTTCATTTTTTTCATAATGATACCGACTGTTGTCGCAACGCTTAAAATATCTCTTGGCATTTTATTTGCGGAGCTGATTTTTAAACAATCACCTATTATGTTTTGCATTGAAACCTCAGGGCCTTGATGCTTTAACCAATCCTTAATCATACAATAAGTAGGGCTTTCTAATTCACGTTCGCTATGGATATCAATTAATGTGTTAAGAACTTCTTTATCTTGTAAATAATAACTTTCTTTCGCTTTAAACCGCACCAAAGCCTCAGCCCATAATTGAGCTTTATTCTCTTTTACATACTCAATATTAATCTTATTCCCACATTCAACCGGCCAGAATCTACGGTTTCCAGTATCATCTCTTAAATACATATTATTCCCTGATGGATTATATGTACCAATAAAGATACATTTCCGGCTAAAATCCTTTGATCTAGAAGCATATGGAAGTCTAACGCGATCAACCTTTTTACTTAAAAATGATTTTAACCAATCAACATCCTTTTTATTCATTCCGGAGAGTTCTGATATCTCAACAATAAATACGCCTCTCATGCTATCGATTAAATCCTTATCTTTGTGGCCAAAATTCGTGTCAAGATACCATTTATCAGCGATTTCTTCAACTAAAGTCGATTTTCCTATACCTTGCCCTCCTTCTAGTATAAGCATATGATCAAATTTACACCCTGGATTGTAAATCCTCGCTGTGGCCGCTATTAATATTTTACTTGATACTTGTCTAACATAACCATTATCGACACAACCGATGGACTTTATGAGCCATTCATCTATCCTTGGAACCTTATCCCATTCTTCTTTTTCTATATATTGTTTTACAGGATGGTAACTTTTCCATTTAGAAGCCAAATAACAAGCATCTCCTATAATATTCTTTTGTGGTTCAAAATTATGTACACTACTTATATAATATCTCAATTGTATGATATCCTGATCATCAAGATGTTTACCTTCATATGCGCTTTTGTCCCATTCTGGTATTCTTAAAAACTCAACATCTTCGCTAAACTCATTGAATTTGAATAAATTAATCAAATTTGAATCTGTTCTAAAAAGGCTAGTTGTCTTTTTTAAAGGTTTATAATCTGACATATCGTAAGTCTATATTTCCCTAAGTTTTAGAGGCTGTTTTTCTAAGTTGTTTATTTGTAATGGTTTATGGAAATCTATTCTACCTACCCTATGTTTTCTATACCCTGTATACACCCCCTATATATATATAGATAATAAAAATGTATAAGAAGAAGGTATAGGTTGAATAATCCTTAGCAAATAAAGGAGTTATGGAAAATATTGATTTATAGAGGCTGTATAGAGGTTGTATATTAGAGAAGGGATGGTTTTCTTTTGGGTTATTCATTATTTTTCCTTCCCTTCCAAGAGTTCGGGGTCAAGTAAATGTTTTGATTCGTAGATGTTTCCGATTATTTCTTTTTGTCCGTGTTTTCCCTCAAAAATATGATCCGTATACCCATCAAAATCTAATCCATAGTCAGGACAGAAATATTTAACAACACCAATTTTAGATATATCCTTCATATATTGTTCAAGAGTTCTACTGTCTGATTCTGATTTACTAATCCAATCGGTATATAAAATCCTAATTATATCCCCCTCATAAATTTCCCGTCCTTTCGAGTCGAGGAGGCCTGTGAATTGTCCGACCGAGGAAGGAATTATCTCATAAACATGGCCGTTGGTAAGAACTATTTGAGACACTTCAACATAATCAAGGCTATTGTGATAATCTAAATTTACATAACATCCGTAAACCCATTCTTCATTATCAATCCGTATTCCTCTGAATTTGTATTCCTTCATATTCACCACCTCCTTCTAACATTGTCCGACAACTTCCCACCAACCACAATCTCGGCATACTTTAATTGGTATTGTTTTCTTAAATATCCAAAGCACAACAACGGTTGGTCTTATTATCCACAAATTCAAATGTTCACAATCATTTGTTGATATTGTATCTATCATCATTTTAGGGTCAACCATGTTTTCTCCTTCTAACATTCTTAGGTTCTCTCCACTCGTAACCAGAAGCTATAGCAAAGCGTTTTCCTACGTTACGGCATTGTGCCGGATTCTTGTACCAATGACTTTCACTAATATGAATACCGCCGTTTGTTGGTTGAATTACCCAATGCCATGAATTTTCATATCCGCCCGTTTTTCTCATCTCCACATAATATTTAGGTTTCATAATCTTTTTTACTGCTTTCAAATTCTCTTTAGTTATTGCGACCATTCCAGGTTCCTCCTGAAATATAGGTTTATACCAATGTATGTCCACGTTTTAATTAAAACCCCCAGAGGAACCAAAACAAGTTTTGGGCGAGCTGGTCAGCACACGAATCCCCTGGAGGTAATTTTATCATTTGATTGTTTATAGGAAATCTTGTTTTGTAATATGCTGACCATAAAAAATAGTATATAGAATAAAATGTTTTTTGTCAAGTTTATTTGTAATTATTTTTGTTGTTTATACCGACGAGGATTAAAGAAATAAAAAAATAAATAAGAAAAATATTGACATGATATGGAATTTCCTTGATAATAAAAATAGAAAATAACTCACAGTAATCACAGAAAGATTAAAATGAAACTTAAATATAGAATTGTAAGGACACTTTTAAAAAGTCTTTCATCTGGAAATACAGTTGAGGTTGCTTGTAAATCTGCAAGTTTATCACCTTGGACATATTATTATTGGGTTAATAAACATCCACGTTTTCAAAAATTAGCTGAAAGATGTAAAGATTCTAGAATTGAAGCAGTTGAAGATGCTTTATTTAAATCAGCGATTAAAGGTAGTACCAATGCCCAGCGGTATTTTTTAAATAATCGTAGAGCACATAAATGGAAAGATGATCCAATTATTGTGAATGTAGAACAAAAACTTTCTATCTTTCAACAGATACATAATAATTACAGTACTAACGGTCATAAGATTGAGGAATCGGATGATAATGGACACAGGAAAGTTAGGAATGACGTCGGAGATCGCATCACGGTTATTGAATGATTACAGGGCCAGGCCTGGCAATTACATGGTTGATGTTTTAAATATGGGGCCGATATGGAGTTTACAAAAACAAGTATTAGATTCAATACCGAGGGCGATCAAAGAACACAAACAAATATACGTGGGTTCGGGCCACGCTCTTGGAAAGGATTTCATTTCAGCTGGGATAGCGTTATGGTTCCTCGATTGCTATAACCCGTCTATTGTAATAGAAACCGCACCAACGGACAGACAAGTCAAGAAGGTGATGTATGGCGAGACTCTTAAACATTGGAATAAACGGAGTGCTGAGTGGGGCGGGGAGGCTTTCAGGACGCCTTATATTGAGATCACCCATGGAGAGCATTACCTATTGGGATTTACTACTAAAGAAACAGGGGCTTCTAAAGACGCTTCTGGAGGAAAGTTCCAGGGATTCCACTCTAACAACGTTTGCGTTATTGTATCCGAGGCGCAAGCTGTCGAAGATGATATATACGATCAAATCGATGCCATCACTACGGCAGAAAATAATCTTATTATCTTTATTGGAAATCCAACCAGAGCCAGAGGTCGTTTTGCGAAAGGGCTTAAAGATAAAGAACGTAACATCGTCTTTAACTTCTCATGTCTTGACAATCCTAACTATAAGCAGAAAAGAATTGTTATTCCAGGGCTCTCCACATATGAGTGGGTGGAAGATAAACGATCTAAATGGGGTGAAGCTGATCCACGTTGGTATGGCCGTGTTCTTGGCCAAATACCTAAGACCTCTATCAATAATGTTTTTAGCCAAGAAATGATAGATCGGGTTAAAAACCTGAAAGATACCCATGGATTGGCGCATAACTCAGGTACGGCGATGGATGTCGCCGGAGAAGGGATAGATTACAATGTCATCATGTCTGGAACAAGAGGAGTTGTTAAAAATACAATTGCACGAACTCAAGGATCGCCTTCTCTTAACGCTATTGAATGTCAGCATGAGTGTGAAAAAGTCGAAGGCAATTTTATCGTTGTTGACTGTGATGGTCTTGGTATTGGAACTTGGCAAGAGCTTAACAAAATCACAGGTATCGGAGATAAATTCCATCTTATCAAATATCATGGATGCTCAGCTGTTAAGAATCCACTCACTCGTAAGGATATTGGCTTTCAAAACCTCAGAGCACTCGCAACCTGGACAGCTAGAGAAAGATTAGAGAAAGGCTTGGCCAACATACCGGATGATGATGAGTTGATTGAAGAGTTGCTTGAGATTGAGTTCTTTGAGAATAACCGAGGGTTGATACAGATAGAGGATAAGGATGACATTAAAGATAGGTTAGGCAGGTCACCGGATAAGGCGGATTGTTGGATAATGTTGCAATGGGGGTTCAGTCAGAAGTATGATTTAATTAGAAAGAAAAAATCTTTAACTTATAACTTTGAGACGTTTGGAAGGGAAGTTTATCCTTTTAATTCGGCGACGGTATGATGTCAAATCAAACAAGAATATATCTTGCAGGTCTTTGTATAACTCTTGCTTCTTGGATATTGAGTGTTGGAACAAAAAATAAAATCTCAACTTATGATTGTGATAAAGCAATGGAAGTTCTTAATTAATAAAGATTCAGCGAGTATAAGTCCTAATAAAACCGAAGAACACTTGGAAGTACCGACCGATCATCGGTTATAGGTTGCGGTAGTCCTT